TTCTCTTTTAACCAACTTTCTGGAATAGTCTTTTCTGCCCATAATATTCCATGTTTATCACAAAACATTCCATAAGTAGTTTTTGAGCCTTTTCTTATTTTTGTTTTACCTGACATAAATACTATTCTAATATCTAGTTCTGGGTGTTGTTTCTTGATAAGTAAATGTTTTTTACGATCTTCTATAACCCACCTACCTTTTGTTTCAACTAATATACCATTTGGTAATGTGAAATCAATTGTATAGGTATGTTTAGTTTCTGGTTTGATATATGGTATTACTGTTGTTTCATATTCAAACTTAATTTTATTTTCTTTTAATTGATCTGATACCTTATGTTCGAATCCTGATCTATAACCATGTTTAATTGCATTTGCACGCAATTTGCTTTTATTTCTCCAAGCCATATGTAACTCCTTATTTTTTATTAACTAATTACAGTACCAATAAATCCTTGCCAACCATCTGCACTAAATGCTGTGACTGTCATTGATGCATTGTCTGGTAATGTTGCGGCTGTATCATCTGATAATGGAAATATTCTATCTCCTACATTTGGATATACTTTCATTTGTTCGGCTGATGTATTAAGTAATGTATATGTTTGACCTATTGTAACAGTTGATACGGCTGGTAATATTATTCCTTTTGCATCTGAATCTGTAGAAACAAATGCTACACCTGCAGAGGCTGATATTGCGGTCGCATCTGATGCAGCTGAGCCTGCAGCTGCTACTGTCTGAGTATTTTCTATATAACTATCTGCTATAACATTACCACTTGCGCTTATATCTCCTGATGCAGTTACATGTCTAATATTATCTATATCTCCCTGAGTACTTGTACTACGACCTGTTACACGAAATAATACATCACCTGAAATTGGTGGAATAAGGCCTGTACCAACTTCAAATATATGATCTTCTGAAGAATTTACTGCTGTACCTGTACCAGGATTGCAATCCATTGCAAGGAGAATATTGTTAGGAGTTCGAACACGAAAATCACCATCTGATAATATGTTGATTTCACATGTATTATTTGCATCAGCTGAATGATTTTGCATTAAAAATGAATCAGATCTTATTCTTGCTGAATTTTCAGAACCAGATCCAAACCTAAACTGAAAACTTGATGTTACTCGCATCCTATCATGTTCAAGATTTACTCCAAAATGCTCTGCAGGATTATAACCTCCAGCTTCTACAGGATTAGTTATATGTAAACCAGATGATGATATAACACCTGATGCGCTTATATTGGATGCTGTTACCGGACCAGACTGAAAATCGAAGTTACTTCCAAAAAATTTGTTTGGTATAAGAGGCGTTCCTATATTTGTAACTCCTCCAGTATGTTGAAACACTACATTATCATTTGACTGAAATTGATCACCAAAAATGAAATTACCTTTTAAATTACCACTTGCAGAAATAGCTCCAGATGCTGTTACATTACCTTTAGTTATATTGATTCTATTTACTGTATCCTGTCCTATATTAATTGTACCTAATGTATTAAAAACACTTAATTCACCTGGATCGCTGGTTGCAAGTCCAATAGATTTTGCAAAAATTGTTCCTGCACTCATGCTTATAAATTGTGAAGCTGTTATGGTACCAAAATGAGATGAACCAGCTATCATAACCCCACTTGCACTTATATCTCCTGACGCTGTTATGTTACCAAATTCTGATAAACCAGTAGCCGATATAGATCCAATATAATTATTTGCTGATATTGTTCCTGAAGCACTTATATCATTGGATGCAGTTATATTACCTGTAAATGTATGAGTATCATCTGCAGAATTTCCAAATTGATTGGAACCATTTACCAACATTGCAGATTCTGTAACAGATTGTACAAGATATTGCTGAGCTATTATATTACCCGAGGCACTTATATTTCCAGCAAACTCAACTGTATTACCAGAAAATGGTGTTATATTATTTACTTGTATTTCACTCATAATCTTACGCTTTTATATAAATATCCTAATAGTCCCATCTTACTATAAAATTCATATCAACATCTGATCTTTTTTGTATTGGTTGTGCACATTTTCCAACTGCTAATAATTGTGCTTGATCATCATATAAACCAATTGTTGTAACATAAGGAAGTACTGTACCTGAAACAAACATTGGCTTTCTAAACTCTCCAGGCAATGAATTTTTACCATCATCAGGACAATGATTACCTGTAGAAGGTATATAATTTGCGGTTGGATTCATTGGTACATTACAAGTATCAGATGGAACTCTTACTAGCACTTCATTTTCATATATTTTATGAGTTCCTTTATATTTTAATTCAAATGATTCATTAAATGCTCCTGAACCAGAATTATATTTTGGCATAGGAGATGATATAACAGTTTGTAAATTTCTATAAAATACATTTCCTGCAACATTTGTTTGATATAAAGATCCAGATATATAATCTCGATTAGCTAATGAAGATATACCAACTTGATTAACTGGGTATGAGTACATATGTAATTCACTTAAATAATAATCATTGAAATCTTCAGTCGCGCCTGCAACTGTCACAGTACCTCCTGATTCTATAACAAGAAATCCTGGATCACTTTCAATTATATCACCAAATACTTTTAAGGTACCACCAGCTTGTACAGTTACTGTTGGTGCATTAATAAACATGTCACCTCTAACTATCATTAAAACGCCAGGTCCAATATTTAATGTTCCTACTGTAGTTAATGAACCAGAAACTTCATATACAGATATTTCTTCTGATTCAGTCAAATTTAATCGCTTGATTCTATTTGGTAAAAAGTTTTTCATTGTATTTACAGCACCAATCATAACATCAGCTTTATTTGCAGTAGGTGCTGATGGTAAAGAACCACTTTGTCCAGTTAATTCACCATTAATAAAAAATTGACATAATGAAGCTGAATTTCGAACTACAACATGATCCCATGCACTTGCCGGACCTTGCGCTATAGAACTTGTAACTCCTGTAGTATTTGTCGATGCCGAAATATGTAATTCATGGCCACCATCACTAGCTCGAAAATGATAATGAGTTAAATCTGTTTCAGCTGTAGTTTGTACTCCTATCATAAATGGAGTTCTAAACTTTTTATATGAACTTAATATATCTGGTAATGGAACATTTCTATCACGTTTTTTTAATAGTTTTGTAGTACGTCTTTCTAATACTACTTTAGCAGGTACAGGATTTTTTCTTCCTTTACCATGATGTGCATGACCAGGACCATGAACTTGAATATGTGGTCTTGGTGGTCTTCTTTCAAATGAAGTTATTTCATCTAAAAATTGTTCTTCAAATACTCCACCTTTAGATAAAATATGTCTGGTATCTGATCCAGTTGTTACTTTTTTTATCCAAAAAGCAATTGTCCAATCATCACAGTTTTGAAATCTATTAAATTCTTTACTATGAGCAATTCTTATATAAGATGAGCGTTCTGTAAAATGTGCTGCAAGTCCTGATGAACGTTCATATGGATCAGTTCCTCCAATTATTGAACCAGTAAGTGTTACGCCTGCATTTTTACATCTAACTTCTGATGGAGTTGCAAATCTTATAGCTCTTCCCATTTTATATGGCAATCCATCACGAAACTCGCCTAAATTTTCTTCTACATCTTTAAATTGACGAAATGTCTCATTAAATGATAAATGTAAAATTGAGTTACTTTCAGATGCAAAACTTTCAGTTGCAACTAATGGATCTCGTAAATTGCCAAGTCCATCATCAATCAATTTATAATATGTATCACCAACATTAAAAGAACCAGTTACAGATCCAGGTTTAATTTTTTCTCCAGTTTGAAAATATGGAAATGTTAATATTGATGCAGAATACCATAAAAATTTCTCTGTAGTATCTGCGTTAGTATGTTCAAATGATTTTGCTGGGTCATAAGGATGTCTATAATATTTATGATCAATAGTAGACCATACTACAGTTTTTTGAGTATTGTCTTCAACATTTGTTCCTGCAAATTCTAGAGAATTTTGAATATCAGTTCTAACAGGTTCTGGAAATCCTAAATAGATTGCATCATGCCTTACATATCCTGATTCAGTACTGAAATTGATATTATTTATGGCATAATTTTTATACGCGTAAAATGGTCTCTGTTGATAATCATTTGGTCGTATTGGATGAAAAACTGATGGTTCAATAGGCATATCATATCGTTATTTTTATTTAAAAGTCTAATTTAACTTTAACAAGTGCTTCTCTAGTAAAGTTTTTTAATAAAGGTTGACTCAATTTTGCTACTGCTAATAATTCACGTCTTTCATTATACATCCCAACAGTTGTAATATATACTTGAGGATCATTTATAAATGTACTAAATACTAATTCACCTAATGAACCTGTTGTATAAGATGGATTGTTTGAATAATTATATTCTGCATTTTTAACTCTAACAAAATAATATGTTGATTTAACTTGTTCAGATGATCTTGCTTGAATACCTCCATTAACTGTTGCTGGAGTCAATGCATCTGATCCTGAAATTGATCTAAATAATTTGATTGTATTTTCACCTTGATATCCTTCACCAGATCCAGTACTAGTTGCAAAATGAACATGAGTATCTAATGCATCGGCATTTAATATTACTACACCATGTTGAGGATATAATAATCCAAAGTGAATAGGAGCATCAGGATTATGAATAGTTGCTCCACCATCTAATGTTCCAGAAACAATATTAAATATTTGTCCTGCATCTGCAACAGCTCCTGCATTTTCACCTGAATCGTCAATTACTTGAATATATTTACCAGTTCCATCTAATGATACATTTGAACCAGTAAATACATCATTACCAAGTCCTGCATTATCAGTACCTGCAACAGCTGATCCATCTGAATAAGTTGATCCAGATAATCTTGCAAATGTTATTTCTAAATTTCCTGGATCTAATTTTTCACGCATCCTAGAACGATTAATATTTAATACATATATATGATCTGAATCAACACCATTAAATGTGAATTTTTTATCATTTGGAGCTAACAATAATTGTGCATATTGTTTATATATTGCTCTAGTTGGCGTATCATTATTCATATTACCTGTCAAATCTGATGAACCAGATCCTCCAAAATGACCATATGCAATAGATAATTCTTCATTAGCTAATGGATTGGTAGCAGGATCACCAGTTGAATATATATCTTGAAAATATGTTTGTTGTGTTGCAGTTAAATTTGAATTCAAAAACATGTTTATTAAACTACCAGTATTTCCAAAGAATAGTCCTCTTGTTACTGTTTCTACATTATTTGGTAATACATCATTTGTTGAATCAAATTGCGTAAAGATTCTACCTAATCGTGCTCTTTGGGCAGCTGCATCTCTTTCACGTAATATTTGTTCTGCTAATTGTCTTGCCAATGTTTCTATCTGACCACGACCACCGGCTGGACTTACTTGGGGTCTTGTCGATGCAAAACGACCTGGTCTTGCTGATACTCGTCTATTATATACTGCCATAATTTTTTTCTACCTTTTAAATTTAAATTATCTAGCCATTCCTACTGTGGTAACTTCAACTTTTCTAACTGTTATATTTACAGTTGTTCTTCCACCTGTTTCATTACCAATTATTAGCAATGTTGCTTGTCTATCCGCATTTAAATGTTCTTTACCTGTAATTTCAAATTCCATTCCTGATACAGTTACTGTTTGAGCTGCTTCAGCATCTCCTATAAATTGCGGTATAGATGCAGCTGATGCTCCTGATCTCCTGGTTGCAACTATATCACATACATCTGAATCAGATAGTATTGCAGTATATCCAAATCTTCTATTACCTCCACTAAAGTTAACTGTATTTGGTCTTACTACTGTACTTTCATTTGCTTCTAATTCTAAGCTTGTTTGTGCTACTCTTACTACTGGGATACGTGCAGTTCCTTTTGGTAATGTAACTAGTTTGTATTTCATCATTTGTGTTTCATCTGGAATTGCTTCTACGACAGGCATGTTTTCAATTGCTGCTCCATAGAACGCTGTTCCATTTGGATGATCTGGATTATATAAATCATAATCTATTTCATCATCTGCTAAAGCGAATTGAGTGATTCTAAATTCATCTCTCCCTCTAGCTAACAATTCTCTACCCTTTTTAGTAAGAATTGCATCTACTGTTATTGTTGCGTTATTTAAATATCCCATAGTATTCCCTTCTTTTTAATAAATATGCGTATCTTTTAAAATTACTATCTAACTATTAAATTACCTCCTCTACTTTCATCAGTTGGTATATCAGTATAAATTAATTGGTTTGGATTCACGCCAAATACTTCAATAACTGGTTTATTATCAATTGCTGCTATAGTTGTTGCAGAATTTATACCTGGTCCAATTATTTTTGATCCTCCAACTAATAAATTTTCTGTTTGTACAAATCCATCATCTGCCATATGATAATCAGATGGTCTTGCAAATCTTTGATTAAATTGTCCAGGAAATGGCATTGCTGATTGACTAGCAAATCTTTCTCTATCTCTAGAGACTTTTGATACAGTTGCAGATCCAGTACCAAATCTATATCCTAATACTTCAGCATGAGTAGATTTTCGTTGTTCCAAAACTTGTATAAATATTGGATCATGTAATATCTTTTTCATTTTAAAATTACAACTAATTTCATCAATACTTGCTGTTAATTGTCCATCTGCATCAGAATCTACATGAGTAGCAGGTTTTAACATTAATGGATTATCTAAAAATAATTCAAATGTAATGTTTGTTCTTGGTCTTATATGAACATCATTAAATCTAAAACTAGTATGTAATGGACGATTTAAATTACTTTCTTTAATTCCTTGTCCAAATCCTCCAATAATACCTGATACATCAAATTCATTATAATATTGATAAGATCTTGTTGCAAAAGCTGTTAATGGATGAGCATGAAAACTTGCGTTACCTCTTGCATGTTCTACATTTTCAGGTATTGCAACATTTGCTCTAAATTGCCCGGACTGTACATAACCAACCATAGGTGATGTCCCAGTCATGCCGTCTCTATAGAATGATGGAAATAATGCTTGGCCATTTATATCACCAAATTGAGAGTTTTCATTACCATATGGTATGGCTGTTATTAAACCTCCTCCTCCTGCAAGAACATAATAAGATCCACTACTACCACCAAGTGATGTAATTTCAGGATCATGTAAAGCTGTAGTTATTCTAAAAGGCGACATCTGGCCATGTACATTTTTATCTGTTTCAATTATTCTGGCATTAAATCTAGATGATGATGGTATATGTCCAGCAGAACCAGTTTGAATTGCAAATCGAATATCAAATATAAGATCTCTTATAGTATCATATTCATTATATGTATTGAATTGACATCTCAATGTATGTGATTTTGGTTTAATAGTACTTGTTAATCCATCTACTTTAACAGTTGTAGTATGTCGTTGATCTGATATTGTACCAGAACCTGATTTTTGTAATCCTCGAGGATATATATGAGATAATAATGGAATACCATTTGGATGTTCTGCATCTCCTCCTGCTGATAATGAACCTTTAAAATCAACTCTGTTATGTAAATTTGTCCAACCACCTTTTGTAAAAATTCCATCATCTTCAATAAATGCATAATTTGCAATCATTGATGCAGTACCTTGTGGTAATGCATCTAATTCATATTCAGCAAATCGAGTATAATCCATTGCGCCAGATGCATTCATAATTTCAATAGGTGCTATATAATTTCCATTTTCGTCATATCCACTTGCACCTACATGATAAACTTGTGTCGCTGTAGGATTGGGTGATTGAACAATACTTGCTGTTAATGGTAAAATGTCAGCTGAAGAAGTGATACCATAACTTAAAGATGTATCAAAAAATGGTTTTTCAATAACCGGTAAACTTGTAAGTTTAACTTTTGTACGTTCTAATGCATTTGGTTCAACTATTAATCCCATTGCTTCATCAACACGTTCTGGTATTAATTGTTTTATTTGTTCAAACATTGAAAAATCAAATTGACTAAATATTCTCATAAATGCATTTATGTCATTTTTATCTGAATATTTTTTCCAATATTTTTTTGAAAAATGTAATAGATCAGGATAATCTGTATCAAATTCATCATTTGGATCACCGACAAAATCATCTAATTCAACATCACCAATATGATTAAATATTTCTTTATTTAGTTGATCCGCGGCTGAATAAAATAATCCTAACTTATTTGAATCAACCGGAGCTAAATCATAACTTGATCTTTCTGCTCTAGATTTAGGAGATAATCTTCTTATTAGTTTATTATCTTCTATTCTAATTTTTTGTGATTTAGGTAAATTACCACCTAATGAAACTCCTTGAACATAATATGTTTCTTCAACAGGTGTATAATTACCTCGCTGTATATTTAATGGAGTTGCAAATCCTGATGCAGATGCAAAAGTAGTAGATATATTTGTATCTGAGGCTGATAAAGCTAAATCAACAGAAAAATCTCTAAAAGTTTGATTAGGATGACTTGAGCTAATTGTTTTATATCTAGTTTGAGTATGATCTACAGCATTTAATTCGGTTCCTAACGGATAATGTCTTATCAATGTATCATATGATGATGTTGGTGATAAGCCTGAAACATATGATGTTGGATTCAATGTATGCAAATCAAAAGTTCGATTGTCAAATACTTCTAACCATTCTCTATATTCTTGCATTGAACCTGTAAATAATCCTACACCTGGTCTTGCAAATGAAGAAGAGATAGAAAATTGATTGAAATCAGTAGGGCGAGAACCTGTTAATGTTCCATGAAAGAAATGATGCGTATATTGTCCTACTCCTCTAGCACCAGCTAATTGATTCCAAAATGTTTGAGCTACTCCACCTAATCCACTATAATCTCTTTGTACACCTATATTATTTCCTCCAAGATATATATGATGATCATTATTACCATCTCCTTTATCATCTCCTAATAATGGTCTCCAACCATTACCATGTGTAGCCGATTCAGGAACAATTGTCAAACTTCCTGAATGAATAACTTTACCTTTTATATAATCAGAAGCTTTTTGACATTCAACTCTATATTGTACTGAATTGTTATCAATTATATTAAAATTTCTTCGAGTTTCATCTGAAATTAAATCAGTTGGATTTGTAATTGGTCTATGTTGATAACTTAAATTATCTGTAGGACTTCCTGTTGGTTCAAAATAAATACGTATATTCCAAAACTCGCCATCAAACAAAGGCATATAATGAGAAGATGCGGTCATTGGAGCTTTAAAGTCATCAACTGAATTTCCAAAGTCTCCATTATCTACTTGAGGTAAATCATTTTCACCAGATTCAGCAAGGCAGAAAAATAATCTACCCCATTGATCAGATCCTGAAAATGATGCTGTATGTTGTATTGCTAAATGAAATGTTGCTTCTTGATTATTATTAAATCTAGATAATAACAACATGTCTCTTTTTGCTGCCGGCTTAAATCTAAATTCTCTTGACATTGCAGGGACTAACCCTCTTTGTATACCCCATATTCTTTCAGTGCCAGATGTAGGACTTATAGACTCAGTTAAACTTGATGAATATAGTCCATCTTTATGAACAATATATGATCCGGATGGAAAAAATCTAACTTGTCTATCTATATCAATATGAGAATTTGAACTACTTCCAAATTGTAATGCATATGAAAATCGATCTTCAATTAATGTAGGAGCTTCTCCGCCAACTTTTGGCCCACCATATTCTCGTATACTTAATATAGATTGAGGTATTCCATATGTATTCATTAATGCTTTAATACCTCGTATAGTACCTTTAGTTTTAAGTAAATAAGGTAAATTATTAAACATCCTTCTCCAGACTTCAGTTGTTATACCTTCATCTGATTTTGAAAACATAGAACCAGTTGTTGCATATTCACCTGATCCAGAATCTACTCCTAATTTATATTGCCATAATGATGTTGCTTGTTTTCCGTTTATTAATCTCCAACCTAAAGCTTCTGAAGCTTGATACATTACATCTTTACTTTGTCCTAGTTTTGGCTGTTCTTCAGGATAATATATTTTTGTTAAATTATTAATATATGCATACAATATATCATAATGCTGTGCAATCATATTTACAAACAATTCATATTGAGAATTATTTGAATCTAATCGAATATGTTCTGGTATTGATTTTGCTAATGAACTTTCATTATGAACATCGTATAAAGAAGCAGTAGCTCTAAATCCATCAATCCATGCTACACCAAAACTTGATGTTGAATGATGATTATGAAATTTACTTGCTGATAAAAACTTTGGCCATGGAGCCATTGTATATCCATCGGCTCCTATGAAAGATCCGGTGATACCATGAGTTGATAAACTTGCTGTTGGTTCATTATACATCCATCTTTCAAATCCATCAAATGATCCTATAACTTGATCTTTTTGTTTTGTAGTTTGAGTAATATTACCCTGTAATGCTGTTGAATCATCTCCGACAGCATTATCTAATATTTTTAATCTTTCATCAAAAAATTCTATTCTTTGTAATTTATATACAAAATTATCAATTCTTTCTCTAGCCGATGAAAAATGTACAAAATTTTCAAATGCTGTATAATCTATGCCTAATTTTTCTCCTTCTAATGAACCAGAAAATATACTATCAACAATTTGCTGAGATGTTGCTGTATTGGCATCTAATAGTTGATTCCAATTTCTAAAATCAGTTTCAGTAACTGTTCCATACTGTGCATTTGCATTTAAATTTGGTCCTCGTAACTTCTTTTTATTAATATCAACAGCTTGAGGTCCTTTAATATTAATATTATCAAAATATGTATCACTTAATTCTTCAACAATCCAAAATAAATCTTTTACCTTAATACTTGGTGCTAATGGTGAATACAATCTAACTACAAAATCATTTTCTTCATTCCAATCTTTTTGGTTTATGATTCTGTAAATCATATTACCACCAAAATTCAATGATATATCATCAGATAACGGTCTTTCTACAGTTGCTTTAGGAGTAGGATTTCCTTGATCATCATAAACTAAAACATCATTACCATTATTATCTAAAACGGTTTCATAAATTGTTTCTAAACGGGATTCTTCACCAAATGCATCTAGATAGCTTTCTAAATCTAAATCATAACCTGGTACAACTTTAACATGTATTTCACGTCTATCTGGTGAAATTGAATTTATAAATAAAGGAGGTGTTCCTTCACTTCCTAATATATTTTTATGTACATTTACTCCAACTTCAAATGCACCACGTTCAATATCAAATGATTCACGAAATGCAGATGCCCAATCTATAAATAATTCATCTTTTGATATATCAAAATGTTCACCATTAATTACACTACCATTTAAATATTTACCTCCTTCACCAGGTGCATATACATGTACTTCTACAACAGGTTTTTCATCAGGAGATATATTTTTTGTACCAAGTTGTAATAATGGAATATCTTCTGACCTCCAAGTTAATCCACGTACTTTTCCTCTTGTCTTAATTATTTCTTCCTGATTTGAAAATCTTTGTATAGGCATAACTTAACTTCTCGTATAATTATCAAATGTTAATCCAGGGACATATTCATTTAAAACTTCTTGTGGTCCTCTTGGCCAAGTAATAAAAAATTTCTTTTGATTTCCTACTTTATTATGACATTTCTTTCTAATATATTGTATTGCATTATATTGTCTTTTTAATTGATCCGCAACAAATGTATCAATTTCAGATCGTAAATCATGTACATAATCTAACAATCCTCCTGTTTCAAGTACTGTAAATAAATTTTGCATTGCCATTAATCCATCAAAAATTCTATTAAAATCTTCTACATCTGTCGCAGTTGCTAACATTTCATCAATCATAAACATTTGACTATTTAATTTATTTATTGTTTCTCTCAACCATGGCATATATGCATCTGCCTGAGCACTTTTAGAAAATAAATCATTCATTCTATCTTCATTACCACGATATATACATGACTTAACATACCAATTATCTTTCATGAATCTCCATGGAGGATAGATATATTTATCATCTGGTACTTCTCCCATTAATACATCAACTATGGCAAATGTAAGTCCTGCTATAAATCCGATTGGACTTGCAAGTGCTAATGTAGCAGCAAATGATATTGTTAATGCAATCGGAGTTAAATCAAAACTAGTAAATGCGTTATCAGCAGCATCTCTTGCCTTTTGAATTTCTGGAGCTAAAGGTCCTTCTACTGGATAGTTACTTGAATCTAATCCTCCGCCCATATTCATCCAACTTGCAAATTTATCTCTTGCAACAGATTTCATCCATTTATGATTATCCTTTTTAACAATATTATTTTCTTCATCTTCATTTAAATTTGCTCTAAATCTATGTAATCTTTTTAATAAAGTAAAAAATGCTTTACTATCATCTTTAGTTTTTGTATCTTTATGTGGCCAACCTCTTTTCTTTTTATATTTCCATTTACCATCTTTTGAAAAGAAAAGTTTATATAATGGACCACCATCGCCTAATAATTTATTACAATAATCAATATAATTAGTTGGTAATGAATCAAATTCAATTTTCATTGTTTCTACTTTTGCAGCTAATGATGGAAATAATTCTAATATTTGATCTTTGATAATATCAATTTGTTCTTGTAATATAGCTTGTTGTACTAAATCTTGATATGCTTCTACATTATAATATTTTATAGACCCTGGCGGTTCAAATGGTTCTAAAAATTCGTTTGAAAATGGACGTCCACCATTAGAAAAATAATCTAAATATTCTATATATTCTGACAAATCCATACCAGGAATACCATCTGTATCTGCTTCTACTATTTGAGGAAATGTAATCCAAACTGGATGTGGATCATCATTTGTATGCTCTAATACATCTATACCTCCTGCTTCTCTAATTAAGTTTATTAAACCTATTCTACCATAACGTCCTTCTCCTGCTTCAAATGCTTCATCAAATCCTAACGGTTGGCCATCAGCACCAGTAATAGTGGTTTGAGGTTCATATCTTGCTAAGTCTATTCCTTGCTTAGTTGCATACAATCTTAAAGCAGGATTTGATCTTACTTGTTTCCAATGACCTAACATCATAAATCTAACACCATTAACATAATCATCTGATCGTATTTCTGTTCCTTGTCGTACTTCCGCATCCGATGCTATTTCTGTTGGACCTGGTGGTGGATCATCTTCACTTACTTCAGAAGGATTATCATATGGAGCTGGAAATCTTGCAATTACAATTTTTCCTTCATATTTTTCACGCATTTGCTCACGATATGTTTGTCTTAAAAATACCTGATCAGTGTAAAAATCATCTGGATCATGTTCTGCCAGAATATCTGCTGGTAATGGATTGCCTTCATCATCTTCTGGTATTCTACCGCCTACTCTTCTCTGAGATGCAGTTTTAATATAATCTCCTGGATCTCTAACAAAGGGTCTAACCGGTCTATAACCACTTCTAAATCTTATTTCATCATTCCATTCACGAGTTCTATCTGGCATTGCTCTATCAAGATATTCTGCATAAGCTGTTGCATATTCTTCAACTCCTTCATATTCCGGATCACCTGCTCCATAAACTTGCTGAGTATCTTGTCCATCTAATTTCATATCATATTCTGAAATTTGACCTGAATCTGCTGTTCTAATAATATCATATCTAGAACCCCTTTCTGCCAACATTACTTCTAATGTTTTATAATTTGGTATAGGCCTGGCTCTACCATTTAATATATAAAATACACAAAAGATACCTTCAATATCAATCGATTCTCCGTCTAATGTTTGAGGTCCACGTGTAATATATAAATGATGTGGATCATCTTTTCTAAAATCAGATGTAGTTAAAAATAATCCTGACCTTTTTCGTTTAACAATTGGAATTTCTTCTTCTTCAACTGGATCTTTGAATACTTGCCATTCTTCATCTATTATTTCATCTAAATCTTCTTCATCAATAGTAGGATAAGCTTTTGTTAATGTATATTTTTCATAAATTTCTTTTCTTGCTTCAAACTGTGCAATACCTTCTGGGTTTCTTTTTGTAAAGATTTTTTCTTTAACTCTTTGTCGCCTATTTGGATTCAAAGCTTCACGTGCTTGTTCTGATTCTAAACCAGGTGTTAATCTACCTTGTGAATAAAAAATATCACTAGGAAATTCTTCTTGCATGATAGATAATAAAATACGATCTCTATTAGTCTCAGTAGTAGTTTCTTCAGTTGTCGTATTTGCTGTGTATCGATTATTTCCTAATAACATGTTAGGATCTAATCCTGAATCTATTCCTGATAATGGTTGATTAGGATTTGGAGTTTCTGGAGTTGAACCTTGATTTTGTGCTGCATATCTTGCCATATTATTTCACCACCTTAAAATAAAAATCATCATATGTTTGAATATCATTGCCGCCATCTCTTTCTATTTTTAACATTATCTTATAAAATCTTTCTGGTAAAAATGAATCCATTCTTATTTGCATAAAACTACCATTTGCATCACAATCAATTTGAGTTGCTTTCGTATCAAATGGTATAATAGTTTCATCTGTTACAGAATCTAAAATACTATAAAAACTTGAAGTTGGTAATCTTTCTCCAGTTAAAAAGAAAGAAGATGTCTGAAATTGTTTACTTGGAAACTCAGGACGAACTCCTATTCTAAATTTAGTTTGTTCTGATGTTCTATATTCACGTTTTATATTTTTAAAATATGGAACATAAGTATCAGATGCAATTTCAGAAGAACTTGTATCAGCAAATGTTGTGTTATTATATGCCACTTCTAATCTAGGAACGAATATTGTATGGCTTTCACGGCCAAAGAATTTAATTGATCCTAATATTTCTTGAGATTCTTCATCTGTTTTTGTTCGTTTAAAAATAAATCCATTATTTGGTATAGATCCGGCAATCCATTGTTTGACAATATTTGTTACATTAATTCTAATATCTGGAGACTCATTTTCAAATGACTGTGAAGCTTCAAAGTTAGAACCTGTATACCATGTACCACCACCTTGAGTAGTTGCAAATTCATCTCCACCTTGCATTACATTATCACCTGAAGCCCAATTATCAGCTGTTGAATCACCTGATTTAAATTTCCATGATGCGCCAAATCTTTGAATTGGTATATCAGAAAAGTTTCCATTTCCATTTACCCAAGATTCAGAAACTGGATATGCTTCAATTGTATATGAATGTAATAAATCTGTTGCTGTTGCTGCCTTTACAGAAACAAATACAGATGCGGAATCTATATGATTTGCTAATGCTGGTATTTCACCATTACTAACTGCAGTTGCTAATGTAGTTATTTGACTTCCAAAATCTAAAATAAATCTGCTATTCAATGTATCTGATTGTACAACACTTTGAATTTTAGATCCGGATGTAATTTTTGTAAGTTCTAATATCTGATCTATACCTGTATTTTGTTCTGGGTATTTTTCATATAATGTAGTATCTCGTTCTGCAAAAAATAATCTATACATATCTCTTCCCTTATGGTTTTACTATTCTACCTCTTATATCTCTATTAGGAAATTTAATTTCAAATATACATGGATCTAATGATGGATATATTATACCATGTTTTTTAGCTAAATCAAAATCATATACATTGTTTGAATAAATACCTCCTGATTTATTAAATATTTCAAATGTTGGTATACTTTGTACACCTTCAATTAAATTTAGTTGATTAATTACTGCAGAAATATCTATAGGTCCATTAATTTGCATTTTGTCATTATGAAATATATTTTTTAATGATGCTATACATTCTAATAATACTTCATTACCATTACTTTTTGGTTTTGGTATTACTTCAAAATCTACTGCAATATTTACAATAAATGCAGTTTTTATATTAATTGCATCCGTCATCATTCTATATTGTGATAAATATGTTCTTATATTCTCTCTTAAGGCTTGATTTGCCGGTACATATCTACCATCTGCATCTTGAGCTAATAAATATAAATTCAATGCAAGAGGATTTTGTATTACATCTCGAGGATAATCTCTATCAGCTGTATCTAATTGTTGATCTCCTACAATATATGCTTTTGCAACACTACCAAATTTAGCAGGCATTGCAAATACTCTAGCTATATAATCTTCTCGAGTTATTACTCTACTCTGTGCAGCAAATGCTGCCATAGCATTTTGTCTAATAGATTCTAAATCTTGAGCCGCGCCACCACCAACAGCTGGTCCTGGATTTGTAATTGCAACAGATTGTTTTGTATCTTCCAAATCTACACCTGTTATTTCATTACTATATTCTACATTATCAACTAAAGTAATTGTATTAACTCCTACATTATCTTGAATAGAACCTCCAACAGAATATTTAACTGTCAATGTAGTATTTTGTGGAGCCAATCCATATGTACTAGTATATAAAAAATTTGAAGGATCAATAGTATCTGTTGTTGTACGTTTTAAGTATTCTAAACCAGATCCTACATTTCTTGGATTTGGTACAATTTCTTCATCTGCATCAGAAGATACACCAGAACCAAATTGTAGTTCTGTTAATCCATCTTCTCTTAATCTTTTAACAAATCTTCTAGCAGTTCTTTTTAATCTTAAAATATATGGTACAGTTGATCTGTATGCAGATAATTCTGGATCATTAAATGGTATATTTGCTATATCTTCAAATACTGTATCTTGTGCTAAATAATCAACTTCTAGAAATTTATTTCCTGCTAAATCTGTTATTGAAATAATGTCAATTATATTGTTTTCTGGTAATACAATTTTATCATATGGTTTAGGATCTCCAAATTGATAAGCTTCTTCTTTAACTTCACCAGAAACCATAGTTACTTGTTTCTTAAGAAGATATCTTGCAACTTCACCGGACGAATTTAATTCATATACAGTTACTTCTGGATCTTGTTTAAAATCTATTGGCTCTACTGCTCTAAACTTTTTTCCTGTATTAGAAGATGCTTGCATGCCATCTGCTATAGATAATGCATAATCCATATCTGGTCTTGCTCCTTCTCCACTTCCTGATGCAGGAACTAATTGAAAGACATCGACTGATACATTAGATGGAGTATTACGTCTTGTATGATATCCAAACATTCGCGATAAATTTAAAATGTTAGATCCTTCTCTTGCAGTGGATAATAATGATTCTCTAAATGATTGATCTGTATAATAATTTAGAACATCTCCTACATATGCAGACATTTCAATAAACATCATACCAGGTGAAGATTCATTAAAATCTTGATAAGTTTTTGGAAAATAATTTTTTGCAAAGTTTATTAGATTTTGTCTATACTGAGCAAAATCTTTATTTAAATATTTAACTTCTTTTTTTATCATTGTCATTGATTATCTCCTTAATATCCTCCTCCACCGCCTGTACTTCCGGCAAGCATACCGCCGGCCATATCACCTGCGCCAAATACTGAACCTTGACCAAATGAACCTACTTCAGTTAATGTCTGTCCTGCATCTACTTCTGCATCTGTTACTACTAATGCATTTTCAGATAATAATATATTAATTACTAAATTAGCACCAACTGTACTTACTCTAAAACGTAATAACATTCGTATTTGATGACCTGTTTCATCTATATTCATATCAAGATTTGCTATTTCTATATAAGGTAACCAAAATGCAATATCATCACGAAGTGTATTTTCTAATGCAGTTCGTAACTGATCTGTATTGTTATCAAATAGTATTTCTCTAATTCGAGTACCAAAATTTGGTTGCATATATCTTTCACCTTTAAAAGTTAATAATAAGTTTTTTAAATTTGATATAGCTTGTTCTTCTGTTGAAAAAGTCTGACCAAAAACTACTGCACCGGATTTTGGAGTACTTGCATATTGAGCTGTATTTGCAGTTAAAGGTGTTTCTAATTGTTCTCCTGAAACATGTGAAGACTTATTAAATGGCAACGGAATTCCAATTGCCTGTTCAGGCGATTGATTGATTGGTTGATATCGATATATTGGTCTTCTTAATACTGGCATTATACTACTTTTTTACCTTTTGATTTATCTAATTTTTTCATGGCTTTCATTACACCTGAATAATCTTTTGTTATTGCATTAACAGTTGATGCAACCGCTTGATTATTCATATTAATTGGTTCACCATTAATACCTTGAGTTACTACTGAATTTGTTGGTGTCCTTGCTGCTCCAAATGAATCAGCCATTGCAGATTTAAATGTACCTAAACTAGGATAATCTGTTGTTCCTTGTGAAACTATAGGACCATCTGATGGAAGTCCAGCTGTTTCATTTAATATATCATTTAACATACTATTTTTAGTATATTGTTTTTTTGTACGTCTAGGATTACTAGACATTTCTGCCATTTGCATTCCATGATTGATGACTTGTTTATCATCAACTTTCTGTTCAGTTAATATTTCTTTAACTGCAGCCTTTACTTCTTCTCGTATAACTTTTCGTAATAACTTTACGAATGATTTAGAACTCATATAGTATTCTCCTTTTTAATAAATATTAATGTTCTATAAATTAGGCTAAATTACTTTTAAGTAACTTTACCTTTTCCTTTACCTACACCGGCCCCTGCTCCTTTACCTGGTGTAATAGTTGCTCCTGTACCTGTTGGACCAACCTGGACCGCCTGACCTGCATTGTTAACAGTTGTTACACCTGTTGTAACTGCAGTATTAACATCACCTGATCTGACAAATG